TTTTGTTAATTTTAAATTGTTTTATTAATTTTAAATTAAAGCTTAACTAAAGATCAGGGCGTGCACAAGGTGGGTAGATGAAGTATTTCATCGGCCAGGTGCGCTCGTCTTGTTCAGCGTTTCGGTAGTTCGTGGAAAGAAAGAACTGTTGAACTTGCATGGTAGTTGGGAATTCGTTGAGATCCCAGTTGGGTATCTCATAGTCTGGCGAGTTGCCAAACACGATTCGTAGTCCTGCGCGATTTGGTGTGTATCCTGCTTTTTGGTAGTACAGGTATACGTCTTCGAGCAGAAGGTGTACACGTAAGTTGTTGCCGCAGGCAGCGTAAGCGAATCCAATGGCTTGAGCCATCGTGATTTCGGGGGTAGGGTCGCGTGCCTTGGTGTGGTAGAATTGAGCCAGCATTTTGATTTCGTCGCGGTAGGGTGTACCACGGCTGTTGCGGTAGCTCAGTACTTCGCGTCCGTTTAAGTCGTTTGCGATTTCCGATTTGGTCATCGATATGACAGAGTTGAAATATTCTAGTGCTAGGGCGGCCATCTTTTCCATGAAGGCGGAGTGCTGATCAGGAGGGATGAGGGCGGCTAGGCGGATGATGGAGTCATCGCCTTGCACCTTAATAATGCACTGTTTTGGGTCGAAACCCATGACAGAAAGGAGTGTTGCGAGCATGGTATAGTTGTACCATGAGTCGAGAAGTTGGGTAATGAAAAGGCCAGAAGGTATGCCAGCGAAGCGGCGTCTGTACATCTCACCGTTAGGTAAGACAATTGCGGCGTTGAACACGTTTTCGAGTGTCCAGGCCCAGAGTCGGTCGAGTCGGGCAGCGTGCTCAGGGGTCCAGCCGTCGGATGAACGGTATTGAACGTTGGGCAGGTAGCCTTTGTTGAAGTCAAGGAAAGTGCGGACTCTTGCCATAATTAGGGCAATGAGTGTGAAATATGCGCGCTTGTCGAAGCGGGACCAGTCTATGGTAAGGAAACTGCGTTGCATGTAAGCCAGATGGAGTTCAGCGTTGAGGCGGAACCAGCCACCAGTGAGTGTTTCATAGCTCCAGAGCATCGGTGTTGAACCGTGGTTGAGCTTGGCGTGAGCGACGTATTCCCAATAGAACATGGTATCTGCGATGATCCAGGTTTTGGAGCATCCCCAGATTGTTCGCATTTTGTTTGGGTCGTCTTTCTTGACGATTGCGGTCTTGGTGTGGAGTAACATAGGGAAAATGAATTTGTGAGTGACATAGTAGGATGAGGGGTTGAGGTCTGCAAAGTCAGTGAAACCAGATTTGATGATGTGGTGCCATCTGCGTACGTCTGAGAATATTCGGTTTTTGAGTAAGCCGAACTTCGCGGGAACGAGTGTTTTGAGGAAGTCGCAGTTTCCGAGTTTGGTGTAACGGCGGAAAAAGTCGTCTTTATCTATGTGGTCATATCCTCTAAGTTGGATGAATTCTTCGAATGTTGGGCGATTGCGTAAGTAGAACTTGTCCGTTGAGAACGGGGGTTCAGCGTTGACTTGCCATTTGTAAGGGTAGTGGTGTTCAACATCATTGATGTGAGCGGGGAGGCACTTTTGCGGGGGGCGGAAAGCATCTTCCATACACTGTAGTCCGTAGAATAGGTGTTGGTCGAGTTTAATGTCGAATTGGTCAATATCACCGGCGAAGAAGTCGTCGAGAATGGATTGGAGTGTGACATCGGAGCGTTTATGTTCGTTTGTGATGTAGTTAATTTCATCGGAGTTGAGAAATTGGTTCATGCTTTTGAGTATTGTAGCTTGATGGTTGAGAATTGCAACAGGGTTAGTGTATGCAGTGACGGGAGGGTCGTGTTCGTAGTGTCCTACGTACTCGAGGTTGGTCGGGGGGTGGAGCCAGGAAGTGATACGGTTGAAAGCGTGAGTGAGGTAATCCATGTTGGAGGTACAAGAAAGTGAAGGGTTGATCGAATTTTCTTTAATTGCGGGAGGAAAAGGCTTGTGTGAAG